TATTGTAGAGAGCAGTGTGCCACTAGTCATACAGATTGTGAACATGACAATCGTATTTCAATATTATATAATTTTCATTCAACAGATGGGGGAACTGAAATTTTAGGTGAACAATACCAGGATATAGCTGGTCAAGCTAAAGTTTTTAAAAGCTCATGGCTTCATAATTCATGGCCAACTGTTAAAGATAAAGGCAGAGTCAATTTAAACATAAAACTCATAATATAAAGACCGATAAACCAAATAAAAAGGATAAGGTTTAATTAAGTATTACTTTAAGGTATAATAGCGTATGCCTTTAACAAATGTACAAATAAGACCAGGATTTAACAAACAAGTAACCGCAACAGGGGCAGAAGGCCAATGGACTGATGGCGACTTTGTTAGATTTAGATATGGATTACCTGAAAAAATAGGTGGATGGCAACAGATTACTTCTCAAACTTTAATTGGAGCTGTAAGAGAACAACTTGTTTGGGCTGATTTAGATGGTCGTAAGTACGCAGCACTTGGTACAAACAAAGGTTTATTTATATATTACGAAGGAGCCTTTTATGATATTACTCCATTAGATACAGCTATTACTGGAATTACATTTGATACTACAGATACCTCAGCTACAGTTACTGTAAACAAAGTAGCTCATGGATTATCTGCAGGAGATTTATTTACATTTACATCGGTGACAACACCTGGAGCAGGATACGTAGACGCAGACTTTGAAACAAATACTTTTGAGGTAGTAACTGTTCCTACAAACGATACTTTTACAATTACGATGGCAACTGATGCAACAGCAACTGTTTCTGCAGGCGGAGCTGCAACAGTTAATCCATATATAAAACCAGGACCCTTAACACAAAGTTATGGATATGGTTGGGGTACCTCAACCTTTGGTGGAGCTTCTGGAATTATTTCTACTTTGAATGGAGCACTATTGGATGACACAAACGGCACTGGTGGTGTGGGTACTTCTATTACACTTACATCTACAACTGGCTTTCCAACTTCTGGTACAATTAAAGTTGGGGCTGAATTTATTTCATTTACAGGAGTATCCGGTAATGACTTAACAGGGATCACAAGAGATGTAGCAGGAACACGTTCAGCTCACTCTGATGGAGCATCTGTAGAATTTTACACAGCATGGGGAGAAGCATCTACAAGCACAACAGTATTACTTGATCCTGCCTCATGGTCATTAGATCACTTTGGACAAAAACTTATAGCAACTGTTAAAAATGGTCAAACATTTGAATGGGATCCAATTGAAGCATCTGCTTCTGCTTTACAAACAAGAGCTTCAGTTGTTAGTGGAGCACCAACACGATCCGTTATGTCTATCGTATCTGAGAGAGATAGACATTTAATTATACTTGGAACTGAAACAACAATTGGTAGTGAAGGAACACAAGATAAGATGTTTATAAGATTTTCTGATCAAGAAGATATATCAGATTATACACCCACTTCTATTAATACTGCAGGTACATTTAGATTAGACTCTGGAGTTAAAATTATTGGAGCAGTCAAAGCTAAAGATTATATTTTAATACTTACTGATACCTCTGCATATGTAATGCAGTTTGTTGGTCCACCATTTACATTTTCTATTAGACAAGTAGGAAGTAATTGTGGTGCAATTGGACAACATGCTATGAAATATGTTAATGGAGCTGTCTGGTGGATGGGTCAAGCAGGAGGATTTTTTGTGTTTGATGGTACAGTTAAATCAGTTTCATGTTTAGTAGAAGATTTTGTATTCACAAATAAAGGAGATAATCTTGGAATTAATTATAATGCAGGTGAACAAGTATATGCAGGACTAAATCACTTATATGAAGAGATATCTTGGTTCTATCCAAAAGCAGGTTCAACAGAACCTGATAGAGTTGTGACTTATAATTATACAGAAAACACTTGGACAACTGGATCTTTGTCGAGAACTTCTTGGCATGATTCTACTTTATATGACAATCCATATGCAACGGAGTTTAACGGATCAGGGACACCCACATTTCCTACAATACAAGGTGTAACAAATACCAATGGTGCAACAACTTATTATGCACATGAAGTTGGAAACAATGAAGTAGATTCTGATGGTAACAAGACAGCTATACCAGCATTTATACAATCAGGAGATTTTGATTTAGCGATAGAAGGTGACGGTCAAATGTTTATGTCTATGAGAAGATTTGTACCCGATTTTAAATTATTAACTGGTAATGCTGAAGTTACAATTAGATTAAGAGACTATCCAACGGACACCGCAGCATCTTCACCACTAGGTCCATTTACAATAACAAGCTCTACAGATAAAGTGGATACACGAGCAAGATCAAGATTTGCTAGTTTAAGAATTGCCAATACATCAACTGATGAAAATTGGAGATTTGGAACATTTAGAGCAGATATACAACCAGATGGTATGAGGGGATAATGGCTAAAGTAGATATTAATATACCAGAACCAACACCTACATATACTGAGGAAAACCAAAGACAAATATCTCAGTCATTAAGGACGTTAAAAGACAAATTAAATACTTCTTTTCAAGAAGAATTAAAACAAGAAGTCGAAAGAGTTTCTTGGTATACAATGAGGTAGTATGAGCCAAGGATGTAACAACGTAAATGTAGAACCTATTATTATTGGTGGTGGAGATGGCTCTACTGCTTATGATGCATTTGGAAGATTAAGGGTATCTAATCCTTTAACTATATTTGATTCTGCAAATGTAATGTCAAAGAATAATCTGTTTGATGAATCTTTGACTGGTTCAGGAACTGTTACATACACAGCTAATAAATCTACAGTTAATTTAAACGTAACCACAGCTAGTGGTGATAAAGTTATAAGACAATCAAAAAGAGTAATGTCTTATCAACCAGGAAAATCATTATTAAACTTAAATACATTTGTAATGAATGCACAAGAATCTGGACTAGAACAAAGAGTTGGAATGTTTGATGCAAATAATGGAATCTTTTTTGAAGACACTGGAACTGCTTATCAGATAGTCAGAAGATCATATACATCAGGATCAAGTGTTGATGATCCTATTTTACAATCAGCTTGGAATGGAGATAAATTAGATGGTACAGGAGCTTCTGGTTATACATTAGATCCCACTAAAGCTACTATCATGTTTGCTGATTATGAATGGTTAGGAATGGGAGCTGTAAGGGTTGGTTTTGTTATTGATGGTAAATTTATTGTAGCTCACACATTTTTAAATGCAAATAGTCTATCAACAGTTTATATGCAAACAGCGAACTTACCAATACGATATGAAATAGAAACAACAGGTACCATATCAGGTGCAGCAGTATTGGAACAAGTATGTTCAACCACAATGATTGAAGGAGGGTATGCTCCTGGAGGACTTAGACAATCTATAGGAACAGCATCTCTTGGAGGAGTTAATTTAACAACAGCTGGAACTTATTACAACTTAGCCACTATAAGATTAAAATCTTCAAGACCTTATGCAGTTATAGTTCCAATAGATATTGCTGCATCAGCCATATCTAATTCTGATTTTCAAATAGAGCTTAGATTAAATGCTACACCATCTACTGCATTTTCGTACACAAGTTATTCTGATAATGTAGAGTATGATTTAACAGGAACTACAACAATTACAGGTGGAACAATTGTTGGACAAGCATATTTGTCTGGTAAAGGTGCAAATAATTTACAGTTTGCACAAGATGGTTTTAATTTTGAGTATCAGCTAGGACAGACAATTGGAGGAACATCTGATACATTAACACTATGTGCTAAAGGTGCATCAAATGGTGATGACATTTGTGGTACATTAAAATGGGTTGATTTAACATAATGGCTAATATTTATAAAAACGCATTCTATGATCCAACGACTACTGCAGCAGTGACAGTATATACGTCCCCATCTAACTCACGTGCTATTATACAAAACATACAAGTTACAAACGAATCTGGATCAAAAGTATTAAAGGCAAGTATTACTGATGCAACAAACACATCTACAATACAAATAGCTTATGCATCTATCTCTGGCCCAACAATATGTAATATTGCTAAGGGTCCAATTATACTGGAAGAGAGTGATACATTAAATA